AACCAATTTAAACCACCTAATGTATTGTTAACAAAACTAGCTACTTCAGAAGCAATTTGATCATCAGGTATCTCAGGATGTTTAGATTTAATTTGTGTAAAAAAGTGCTGTGCTAGATTTAGTTTACCACCAGCATGCATGTAATCCCATGTAAATCTATTCATATGATTAAGGAAATGATTTTCTAAAGGATCACTCATTTGTCTAAGAACTTTTACATTCTTTCCACCAACAAGATAGTCACCAATTAGCTTATCTGCTGTACCTGCAGCATCACCTATAATAGTACGCTGTACGTCCTCTGTAGCTACCTTTAAACCACCTTTAATAAGTAATTGACCCTGTGCTCCAACACCTCTATGTTCTAGGTCTTTTAAAGCAGCACGAATACCACTACCACCAGTCATCATTTCTTTTAAGAATAACTTAGGAGAAGCTGTAGCTTGTGCTACTGCTAATGATGTTGCATGAAACAATGAACCTGCAGTATTCATAAACTTAGATAACATAGATACAGATTTAAATGCATCAAGCAAAGCGTTTGGACTATCTTGTTTAAAGACATGTCCTAAGATATCTTTAAAGTCAGGATGTACCATAACATCTTGCAATACATCAGAGCCNTGTCCTGTAAATTTAACATAGTTATTTTTAAAACCAAGTTCTATATTGTTAGTTAGAATAGGAAGTTCCTTTACTTGNCCAGCAATAGGGGAACCATAACCAAGTTCTATNACAGGAGAACCATCCATTTTAGTTTTAAGTAAGTAGTTAACTAATCGTTTCTCTACAATAGCTCTACCCATAGCATTCTTATAGATTTCCATAATTTTAGCTATGTCTCGTTGTACTTTAATACCACGAGTACTTATACCAAGCTCATCTCCTGCCTGACGTAAAGCATTCTCAAGGTCTCTAATATATCTAAATTGACGAGCTTGTGTAAAGTCTCTAACAAATCTAGACTCATTAGTATTAGAATATAAATAATCAGATAAAGCTTTTTGTTGGTCTCTATTTAAAACAGAATCAGTAAAGTCTAAAGCATGGGTTACATAGTCTCTACGTAGTTGTGGAAACAAACCTTCGCTTCTAGCACGTTCACCCATACGTCTAAACTCACTAACAACATAGTCTCTAACACCAAAAGATGATTGATCAGAAGGTCGATCTCTTAAAGTATTATGACCATATATAGTATTGTCTATGTCCTTACGTAAGAAAGCTAACTGCTCTGCTTGAGTACCATCTTTAGGAAAACCTTCTTTATTTTTAAGATTATTATAAGCATCTTTATTTCTAGTATCTTGTAAGANAACATTAAGAGGTTCTCTTTCCATACCTCTAGCTAAGTTTTCTTTTTTAGCAATACTTAANTTTAAGATACGAAGTTCTTCANCTTTTTCTCTGTCACTTAATAATCTATCTTGACGTTTCTGTCCTTCAATAGACATAGTAAGTTGTTCACGATTACGTACATCAGGAAGCTTCTCTTCAATTTTAGAACGAGTTTGTTTAGCGTCCATCTTAGCAAGATCAATCTCTTGTTCTGATCGAATTACAGCATCTGTAGGTGTAGTTTTAGTTTCACCAGGTTCAAATACTTTACCTCTATTTTGTATTTGTTCTGCTTGAGTTAATTCTTCTTGAAATAAATCTCGTTGCTCAGGAGCAGCACGTTCTTGAGTAGTACTTTCAGACGTACGATCTTTCGTACGATTAATAGAAGGATCAACTTCAAGTCCTTTTGCTAATTTAGTTTCATAAGCAGATGTTCCAGGTACTTTAGACATAAGGTTAGAAGCTAACTTGTCAGCATGACGAGTAATAGCTGTAGGTTTAGCAGCAATAGCACCAAAGGCTGCTGCTTCTGCAATACGTTGAGGATTTAATTCACCACCAGATAATGCTTCTGAACCAGCTTCAATACCACCAGAGACACCTGCTAATGTAGCTCGTTGAGCAAGAGGAGTAATTACTTTACCACCAGGAAGAGTTATGTTGGCTAATGATCCAGGTCTAAATAGTGCAACATTACCTGTTAGTTCACCAGCATAAGATGATTCAGGGTTAGCAGCCATCTCAGCTTCACGAGTAGCTTTATCATAACCTATATATTTTTTAGCAGACTCAGGTACAAATTTATCATAAGCTTCACTAACAGCTTTTTCACCAGCTAAGTAACCACCTACACCTCCTGCAAGACCCAATACAGGAGCTGCAATAGGAGCATAAGGACCAGTTAATAAGCCAGCCTCTACACCTAACTCAGCACCAAGAGCCATAGCAGGGGATGCAGCAATAGCTTTAGAAGCACTGCCTACAAAAGACTTACCAAATGATTTAAGAGCACTAATCTCTTCCTTAGGTTGAACACCTTTAAGGTAAGGATTATCTACAGCAATCCCCTTTCTATAAGGATTCTCTGTCTCAGATTCAGGCTGAACATCCATTGTTTTTGCTTTAGATGTAATACCTTTAAGATAAGGATTGTCGCTAGAATCAAGCCGATCTAACACCTGTAAAGGTTGAGCTGTATCAGCTTTGTCTGCAACATTCTGCATTGTGGCTTTTAAAGTTTCCTCTACCCATTCTTGGGATCGTTTTGGTTGCTTATAGGGACTTGATGGAAGACTTGCCCAAACTTTACCTAACTTTGCGTTAGCAGCTTCATAGTCTCCCTTTTGAACATCTTCTAATGCACCTTTATCTTCAATAAGTTTAAGTGCAATTTTCTTTTGACTCTCAGGACTAAAGTCAGTAACACCTATTTTAGGGGCCACATCATCATAAGTAGTCTTAGTTATTTGAAACTTTCCTGCAGCCGTAGAAGGGCCTTCCTTGGTAGTCGTACCTACAACTCCAGGGTGTTTAGAAAAGTCTTTAAATTTACCACCGCCTACAATAGTATCGTAGTCAGCACCCTCAGCCTTTGATAAGAACTCTAAGTAGTTATCAATATTAGATTGACTTTGTGATGCAGATGCAGGTGTATCAATTCCTTTTAAATAAGGATTTAATTCAGGCATTAAAACTCCTTTAATTATTACTTAGGATTTTCACCATATTTTTTACGGTACTCTGATCGTGAGATCTCTTGTCCAGTAATAGGATCTTTAAGACCTTTTTCTATAGATTGTGATCTTTTGGTTACATCAACCTTTACACGTTCTGGAGAACCTTCAAAAGACTTTAAGGTCTCTCTATCATCTACAGGTTTTTTACCTGGAATATTTAACTTAACATAGTCTTCTAATTTAAGACCTGGATGTAAATCTTCAAAGTTTTTTCTAATAGCATCTAATTGATCAGGATTACTATTAATAGCAGTAACTAAAAGATTAACATCTTTAGGTGCTAACTTAGAAACTTTATCTGCCTTTTCAATTTCTTTTATATCTTTAGAAGGAATATATTGTTTAACACTAGCAGCATATTCTTCAGCAGCAACTAACCTATCTTGAAGATTAGTACGTTGAGTTGTTAAAATTTGAGCCTCACGTTGTGATTCAGCAGGAGACATAATATTACCAAAGTCATCTTTAATTACAGCACCATCTTTAATTAAATCTAAACGATCTTGAATCATCTTAAGATCTCTTTGAGTATTCTTAACAGTCTGGTTAGCCATATCAAAGTTAGTCTTAACAACTTTTAAATCAAAATTCTTTTCTGCTAAGTTTCGTTTTTCCGTATTCCAACGGTCTTTCATAAGATTTGTTTCTTGTCTTTGAGTTATAGTTTTATTAAACTGAGCTTTTTTAGTTTCATCTTTCATAATCTCAAGATCAGTTCTAAGTCTGTCTTTAGTTGAAATAGCATCATCAACAATCATTTGAGCAGCTTGAGCACGTTGAGTACCATTCATAGATTTATATTGATCTAAGTCAGGAATGCCCATGCTATGAGCTTTCATTAATGTTTGATTAAAAGCAAACTCAGGATCTACACCAGCTTCAAGAGCATTTAAATATGATTTAGCTAAACCTGCTTTAGTTTCTAAAGCTTTACTTACAACTTTATTATATTCATTTGTAGCTTCATAATAATTCTTTTGAGTTTCAACAGCTTTACTTTCAAAGTTTTGAGCTTCTTTCCAAAGACCTTTAGATCTCATTTCATTAGCTGTTTTTTTAATACGAGCTAATTCTTCTTGATGTGACTCTACTTTATTTTTAGCAGATGTAACTTCTGCAACAGTCTTGTCATAAAAACTAGACTCTTTAGGTTGTTGAGACTTTTTATAATCATTTAAAATACTATTATATTCATCTTCTGTCTGAGCATTTGCTAATTTATCTTTAACTTCTTTAGGAGTATTAGCATCATAATCTTGAGTAAGAACATTAGGCATAGCAGGACCACTAGGTTCAGCACTTGGTTGAGCCCCTGCTGGATAGCCATTCATTACATTATAATTAGGAGCTTGTTGAGTTACAGGCTCTGTAGTATTAAAAGGAGAAGTACCTACTGGAGATGTATTCTGAATAGGTTGTCTTTCTTGATAAGGGTATGTAGTTACATTACCATCTTGAATACCAGCAGGACCTCTTGGTTGCATTTCTTGATTAGTAGTACCCTCAGTCATAGCAATAGCACCTTTAGGCATCATTACTTGTTGACCACCAAAACCTGATTGTTGTGTATAATCAGGAGGCACAGATTGAGGAGCTACAAAACCATCAGGTACTATATCTTTAGTATTAATACCTCTGTTTTTATTATAAATTTCAGTAGCTTGACTTTCCCTATTTTTATCATCTAGGTATTTTCTTAACTGAAGACCTGCTTCAAATCCAGAACTAAATGTTGCCATAATATAATCCTTTAATTAGATAGGTAATTTAGAATAGTCTACAGTGTAACCAAGACTAGTAGAAGTTACCGCATGCTTGTATTCAGGCATCTTAAGAATATCTTGTGCAAGGACACCAATAGATTTAACATGTGACCAAATATAATTAAAGCTATAGATTTTAATACCCTTAATAGTTTGAATATGTTTAATATTAGTTTTAAGATTTTTATCAGAGAATATAGCACCAATAGCAGTACCTGCTACATTATATAATGGATTAGCACCTTGTGAACTACTTGTCATTGTTGAATTTTGACCTAAGCTAATACCAGCACCTGATGGAGCTGTTAAGCTACCAATCTTATTATTAATATAGTTTTGTGCGTAACCTTGCCCATAGTTTTGTAAAGCAATATTCTGATATCCTGTAGGACCTACACCAGTAGATGCAAAGTTTCTATTTAAAGCTTCTAATCCCATATCAAATCCAAATTTATAACCAGGTTCATTTTTAACATTAGCTAAAGTTGCAGAGTCTCCTGATACATATTTGTAAAGAAGATCCTCATACTTTGATCGTTTGTCTACACCAAAAAAGTCTACAGCTTGTGAAGTAGATGTTTGAGAGCTACCACCACCACCTTTACCACCACCACCATAGAATGTAAAAGACTCTACTAAAAGAGTTACCCAGTTAAATAAGTTAATCATTGTTGCGTCTCCAAATTATATTCATATACACGATACGTTTCTTTCCAGCCTATCTGTTTTAACGGTTTAGTCCAACCACGACGACCAGTAAATTCAATTTTAGAACAACCCTCTGTTTTACCAAACATAGCCATTGCATCTACAATAGGTTGTTTCCAAGACTCTAAATCTTTACCACCAATAAAATGTCCTACTAATGTTTTAGTTCCAGTACCATACAGTATAATTTCTGTATCAGCAGTAGCTACAATGTCATTATCATCTGTAAATGCAATCCACAATTGATGTTCTTTATTTAATACATTGTTTTGAACTTCTTCAATAGTAGCCCTACTACCAGATAAAGCAGTTGCTCTTTCTAGATAGTGTTTTACTTTAGGAAATATAATGTGTCTATGTTCTTTTGGTACTATAATTACATTCATTATTCTGAGCTTGGATCTAATCTACCATTAATATTAAATTGTACTTTTTCTAAACGAAAAGGATTACTACCTTGATATAGATATTCATAAGCTCTTCGTCTAAACCTACCAAGTTGATATAAACCTGGTTTCTGTGTGTTTAATTGCACTTGTCTATATTGAGACCAGTTAGTATAATCATCTTCTGTATGACGTACGTTAAGTACATCATTAATGGTATCTCCAAAAAGAGTTAAACCTGATACTGTTTTAAATGCATACGTATCAAAATCTAAACGATCTGTTACTACACGCATCCTAATAGGTCCAAAAGGATCTACATAGTTATTAGGACTTAATGTAAATGCTAAACCATTAACAGCATCTAATACAAAAAAGATACCACTGTTAAATGGAAATTGTGTTACAAAAGAACATTCAAAATAGTTTTCACCACCTGCAATATAATCTTTACTTGTAGTCCAATAATGCCATTGATCTTCTGCTAAGTCATATACAAGGGTTACATCTTGATCAGTTAGTACTAAACCATAAAATGTATGACCAGCTATTTTGTATAACCAAGAATATGTACCAGTTAAATTACTAGCATTTAAGAAGTTTTCTACAGCTTTAGTAGATACTTTTCTAGGTTGAAGTCCTTCTAGAATCATAATGTTTCTACCACCTTCAACTACAGTTCCCATCCAAATTAAAGATTGTTCTGGGTTTTGTATTGAATTACCATCAGCACATCCAATTTCCATATGAGCTGATTGGTTAATAGATAAAACAGATCCTTGAGCATTACCTGCATCATAGAAAAAGTCAGCTGTCCACTCTTTAAATGCTATAACATAATTAAGATGTCGAGCAAGTGCCTTACCTTTATCTGCTTCTGATTTAGCTGATGTAAAATTTAAAGGATCCCATTCACCTGGATTTTCATTATCAGATTGAAAGATCTGTCCTTGAGAATCCATTGCAAATACATAACCATCAAGGTATACTAAACCTGGAACAGGGTTTGTTGGAAATGCATTTAGATAAGCCTGAGCTGAAGCACCAACACCTCCACCTGCAAATACAACTGTTAAGGTACCTGCATAGTTAGTGCCTTGGGTAGTTAAAGTAATATTAGTAATAATACCGCCTGAAGCAGTATAAGTCCCTCCAGCACCACTACCACTAACTGATCCTGTAATACTAAATGTACCTGTTGAAGGGTAGCCTGTACCCCCACTTACAAAAGTAACACCAGCTACCATTTTACGAATTTCATAAATAGTACCTGTAGCAGTTAAATACCAACCATTTACTTGATCATGGAACACCATAAAAGGACGAGGACTAGTAGTAGCTAGGGTATTTACCCAACTTACATTTTCTCCACTCATACCTGTAAGTAATTGTGTAGATACACCACTAGTAATACTAAATAGTTTACCACCCGCAGCAGCATATAGGTTATTATTATAAGACCATAAACCCTCCCCTGATGTAGGAAGAGCTGGTGTAATTGTATAGGCAGCCTTACCTGGACGTTTAACAGCTAATGTCCTACCATCAGCCATAGTCTCTTTATAACAGTTAACCATCTTAGCATCTTTGCTAATATCATTAGTACGTTGTTTTATAGGAGATGTTAATGGAATATTAACAATAGGCATTATCTAAAACTCCTGTTATATCCACCCCTTACATCTGGTTGGAAGAATGTTGAGGTCCACTCAATATCCCAATCCATTAATTCATTTTTAAGCATACTTGCTTTTTGTTCATAGTATTGTTTATCATTAAGAGTCTTTTCATAATCTGAAGCAAGATCTGCAACTAGATTCCATTTAAGAGCTAAGAACCACTCTGAAGGAAAGTCAAAGTTTTGGTTGGCTGATGTGATATCTTCAATAGGTGTTTGTACAAATAAATGTACTTCATAGTTTTCAGCTGTAAAAGTATTAGGAGTTAAAAATACACTTAGTTCTCCGTAATCTCTCCAAGCTTTAAAGTATACAGTATTTACGTTACCTTGTGATTGTTTTGAACTTAACATGTTATACTCTTGTTGTGAGATAACAGTCATAGGCATATCTGTATATACACTTAAGAGTGAGTCTACTGTAACAGTACAAGGTGTTGTAAAAGTACCACCAGTCATTGTTAGTACATCGCCAACAGCATAACCACTACCACCTGTATTAGCAAGCATTACACTTGTAACAGAAGCACCAGTAAATGTTAAGTTAAATACAGCACCAGATCCAGTACCACCAGTAGTAGCTGCTGGATTAGTTGGTTGTACTGTATAACCCGTACCACCAGACGTTAAAGAAATCTTACCTACTGAGCTTGTGTCATTAGATAGGTTTCTTAAATAAGCTTGAATAAGTCTTAAAGGTTTAGCAGCATTTAAATTATAAGTTCCTGAAGGTCCTATAGTATAAGAAGTTTGATTAGGAACTAAAGGTAATATATACTCTTTAATAGTCCATAGTTTAATACCTTCTGATTGCCATTTCTTTAAAATAAGATTTAAAGTGAAAGAAGCATTCTCTAGGGCATTAGGCCCTGGTGTAGCACCTTCTTCAAGAACTGCTAAACTACGTAGTGCAGCCTCAATAATTTGATCTCTGGTAACTGTAAATGTAGTAGTACCTGAAGTAGCCATGTTATCCCTTAGTTTTACCTAATAGTTTTTGTATTGTCTTAGTTTCGTAAATACGAATTAAAGTCCAAATAATTGTAAATAAAGCAGCAATTGCTGGTAGTAATTGCATTATAGTTCCTACTGCAGTAGCTATTGATGCTGTATCTAATATGTGTTTAGTTGATTCTTGTAAATGTTCCATTATAAATCCTTAGGTTCCCAGCCATAGATAGCGGCTATTTGATATGTTAAGTTATAGAAGTTTTTGTTATGGAGTTCATATCGTTTACCCTGAAGGTATAAAATAAGATGTACCATCTCATGTGCCATTGTTTTCTCTAGGGTCTGTAGTTGACTCATCTTAGCTGAACTAATTGTAATACAATGAGGTTCAGGTTGATACTGACCATACATGGTAGGATCGTCTACTACTAAAAATTCTATCTCTGAAGGTCTTGGTAACTTATACTTGTTAAATGGTGGAAGTCTACATAACATTCTGTAAACTGCTTTACACGATTCAACTGTTATAAGGTTCATTTCTTTTTAATATAAAATAAGCTTCTCTCACCAAATAAGTAGAATCCTACAGCTGATGCAAAGTTATCTACCTCAGGAGTTCCTATACCAGTTACATGCATATATACCCATGTAGAAAGCACAAGAAGGCCTATTAGAGGCCTCATTAATCTAACAATGGCTTCTACCCAAGGGTAAGAAGAATTACCTGCCCCAGCGTCATTCATAACCTTAAAGAACTCTAAGTCTATGCTTTTCATTTGAGCATACTGCTCGATGGTTGCAGGTTTAAATTGATCAGGTGCTACAAACTTATTAATAAGAGACTTACCTAAGTCCATAGCTACTGGTAAGAATGCTGATAATATTGTTATTGGATCCATGTGTTATCCTTGCATTATAGGTATTACTTTTTTAGGTTTACGAAGTTTATCTGGTTTACCATTAACAATCCAGAATAAGTCTTTTCTATCTTCTCTTAAAGGGCCATCAATGTAAATTGGAAAGTATCCTGTTAAGGTGTCAATAATGTTGCAAAGTATAATTACATTATCACTATAGGCATTGTTACAAGAAGCTTCCCAAAGGTCGCCAGTTAAAAACATGCAAGCACCTTTACATAAATGTAATACAGGGCAGTTTGAACATTCTTTTCTATCACTCCAATGAGTTGCAGTTTTAACTTCTACTGCTTCTAAATCAGACACATGTCCAATATGATGCGATATGCCAGCTGGGTTATTAGATACAATACTTACATTTTGACATGTTAAAACATTTCCATGTAAATCTACTGCAATATTATCTTCTCTATCCATTCCACACTTTTGACCAAGAGATTCTATTCTAGATTGATTCTCTAACCCAAGTATAAAACTTCTAGTTTTTTCAGAAAATATACCAAACTTATTAGCTTCGCCGCTTCTAAGTTCCGCTGCCGCTAAATTTCTATATTCAATATCTTTTTCACTATCAAGCAATGAGTTTGCTAAACCGCCTTCATCATAGGCGTCTACAAAACCACCTTCTCCAAAATAAACATATTGTAAATATTCTTCACCTAGTTCTTTTGTAATTAAATTTATAAACCAATCATTAATAGCAGCTCTACTAATATTTTTAGAATTAACCATTGGATTAAAACTTATTAGATTTTTAGGAGCTAAGGTTTTAAATAGATTTAAAATAGCTTGTTTAGACTTAGGATCATCAAAAGGATCAGGTCCTCTTACAAATTGACCTGGACCATCATGAGATATAGAAACGTTAAAATCTAAATCTTCTAACCATTTGTTTTTTTCTTCATCTAATAAACTGCCATTAGTAATAACAGATCTAGTAGAGTTTGGATATTTATCCTTTAGTTTTTCAGCTAGAGGTTTAAATGTTTTCCAATAAACAAAAGGCTCTCCTCCCCAAAACTCAAAGTGAACATTACCGTCACCATTGTACCAAGAGTCCATATTATTTACAAAGTCATCTACATACTCTGCATTAGTTTCGTCAGCTTTAGGAATAAACCTTTGACTACAGTACTCGCATTCAAAGTTACAAGATAACCCTAATTGTATTTTAATCTTTTGAAAGTTCTTTTTTCCTTTGTTTATCTTTGCTGGAATTTTAACTTCATTAGATTCTTTTAAAGTCTTAACAATATAACTTCCATCATCCCATTTTAAAGAACTTATAGATGAATCATATATAATAGTTCTCTTATCTTGTGTAACAAAGTTCTGTGCAGTAATTGTAAAAGTTGCCATTAATTCTCTCTATGTAATTTTAAACCTACTGAAATTCTTAGTACAGGGACTAAAGGAGCTTCAGCATAATGTATTAAACTTGCATTAAATAATATACCTAAGTTTTTTTTAGGAGTTATTATTGTAGTCTTGTCATTGTTAAGTATATGTAATCTTCCACCCCATAAATAATTCCAATCTTGTGGAAAGAATATAAAAGCATAATTACAACCATTGTAAGAATCTGTATGAGGAGATCCACTTAATTGAAAAGTTTGACCGTTTATATGCCAATCTTTTAAAATATAGTTATCTAGTTTTGAAACAAGTAGTTCAGCTACAGGTTTTCCTAAAGCTTTATCAAAGTTCCAAATAGGTTTATTAGGATCAGTACTAGTATATCCAAAACCCCAATGATCCCCTGTAATTGTTTTAGTTACAAACTCTAACTCAGACCCTGATAGAAAATTATGAAACTCTTGCAATGTACTTATATTCCCATTTATCTGAAGGAGTTAAATGTAACCCAACAGTAATTCTAAGTATATTTTTAACACTAGGGGTATCAGGTATGTGTAATAAGTTAGAATCAAATACTACAGCTCTATTACTATTATACTCTATAATGGTAGGCTCTGTCAAGTTATTCTTAGTATAAATTTTAAGATTACCACCATAAGATTTATCCCAATCTTTAGAAGCAAACCATATTAAACTTAAGTCCCCAGGGGGACCATCTCTATGTAGATGAGATTCATTTAAAGTAGTGGCACCATTTATACCTACTCGTTTAATAGCATAGGGTTTAAGGTTATGTTTACTTAAAGCATTGTAAAGAACCTGACCTATATTCTTTTCTACCTCANGGTTAAATATTCTCCAACCTTGATTACCTTGTATACCACTTAGATTTGGAAACTGCCAGTACCCTTGTTTAAAGTACTCATAACAATAATCCCAGTCTTTTTGAGATAGGAAGTTATCTATGATCATATTGTAATAAATGAGTCTGCTTGTTGACGGTCTTTTACTTTAGCATTAATTACAATTAAGATCCTATCCTTATTGCCCTTATACATCTCAGACTCATGAAACACATAAGAAGGATGTATAATAAGTAACCTAGGCTTAGGTATCAACTGTATTAACATATTGTGATTAAGGCCCCTAGAACGCTGTGCAATGGGGTCTATAAATAGTAATCGCCCATCATCAATATCACAAGTATCTTTACCTTGGTCTGTAACTTCTAAATCTAAATAGTAAACACCTGTATAGTCGATACCACGATGTGTATGCGGCTTTGCTCTCATGCCTTTAGTAAACCTTCTAGGAAAGACATTGACTTGAACTTCTAAAGAATTAGGGTCAATAAATCCTTCAGCATGGAGCATTTGATATAACCTATTTTTAACCATAGTTTTAAACTTTTGGATAATAGGTTTATCTTCTAAGAATAAGTTTGGTATTTTAATATCTCTATTAAAGATTTCAGGAACACCATTAAACTTATCTATTTCAGGAACTACTGTTTTAAGTAACTCCAGGTTATCTTCATCCGTTAAAAAGTCTTCTTCAATAAGAAGGTTAACAGGCCACGCTTGATGGATCATATTGTTTTATATTTCTTATGCTGTATAGGTTCTGCAATCCTAATAACAAATACAAAGAATTTTCTATCTTTAATTCCTTGATAGGGCTCGCTTGTATGGTATACATAAGCTGGGTGCATTACAAAGAATTTAGGTTTAGGACTTACCTGGACATTTTGTGTGTGATTTAATGCTCGTGATCTTTGTGATATAGGATCTGTTAAAAGAAGTCTTCCTTTAGGTACATGAAAATTAGACTCCCCATCATCAACTACATCAAGATCAGCATAGTATACACCTACGTAGTCACAGCCTCTGTGGTTATGAGCTACTGCCCTTTCACCTGTTTTAAATACCCTAGCTATTGCTACAGCTTCAATATCATATTTACGAGGGTTAATAAAACCCTCAGCTTCCATCATTATATAAGTACGTTCTTTTACAAAAGCCTCTAGTCTACGAACAATAGGAGCAGGGTCATCAAAGAAATTATAACCCTCACGATTAGGATCTAATATATCAGGCTCATGTGCGTACTTAGCTGTATAAGCTTCAGCTATTTTAATTAATTCTTTATTGTCTTCATCAGACATATCTACATTTTCTTGAAGAATGTTACATGCCCAGTGTTGTGCTATATTAATCAATCTTTATCTCCGTTTTTCCTGTATAAAACTTAAACCCTGCTTTAACTTTACCACTAGTACCAAATAGTAATTTAGTTTTAGCTTTACCTAAACTGTCAGTAACTATTCTATTTTGTTCTAAAATACCTGTAGTTGTTTCTAAGTATATTTCAATGTTAGGTTTTTTATCTAATAACTCTACTTCAATTACTTTGTCTTTATACTTTAATTTTAAAGAGGGTAGTAATTTAATAATATCATCTAGTATATAAGTTTGTTTGTTAGTGTCTACTGTGTTTAATTGATCTTGCCCATTGATAGTTAGTTTAGAACCTGAAGTTATAAAACTCCAATCTTCCCAAGGACTATCAATATAAGGAACTGTGAAGTACATTAACGGGTATGTTAAATTAAATTGATCTAACATAAAACCACCCGTCTTAGCTTTACTATACCAAGTATATCTAAATACATCTATAACACTTGGTTTTTTAAACCCTTGTCTTGTAGCTACTAATATAAGTCTATGAGGATCTACAATCTTTGAGTCACTAAAGTCATCAAACAATAATTGATCTTTAGTAAAGTCATGCTCATAATAACATTCATTTGTTAAAGTATTCCAATACCCTAAATGAATTGTATTACTATCTATTATATCTATTTTAAAATGCAAATCAGATGCAACTTTATTAGGTCGCATCTGCTTTAAATATCCTTGCATTATACTGCTATTTCAGCTTTTCCAGAGAACTGTTTAAATCCAACTTTTACTTTACCATTTGTATCTGCTGTAATTGTAGTTTTTACTTTACCATTAACATCTGTAAAGCCTCTATAAGAACTTAAAGATCCTACAGTGTTATCAAAGTAAAGTTCCACTCCTGGTTTAGCTGGAACTAATGTTGCAGTAATTTCATTACCTTCTTTACTTAATGTAATATTAGGTAAGAATTTATCTGTAATATCTTTTAATGATTTTTTATATTCAATATCTAAACTATCAGTAACAAGTATATCATTAAAATAAGTTTCTTCGGCTTCAGTAATAAATACCCAATCCTGTACTGGAGAATCTTTAAATGGGATTGCAACTATAAATACAGGAAAACCACCATGTAATTGTGTAACGTCACCCACACCAGCTTTACTGTCTTTTGTGTGTTTAATAACATCTAATACCACTGGTACTTTACCCTTTATAGTTACTTCTTCATTTAGAGCATCTGTTCTTGGAAAATCTCTATAATGTTCGTTAGTATCTTTTCTATACCTATCAAAAAAACCATAAAGAATATGAGCATCTTGTGGTTTTTGGTGAGAATGATGATCTACTTTAAATTCATCGTAGGTACATGTTCTACTATAAACAGGAATATCTGTCCATTTATTTTCATCAGCTGCCCAAGGTTTTTTTAGAAAATATTCATAAGTAATATGGGTATCTGTTGTATCAATACTTAATTTATATTCCGTGTGTAGAGCGTTTTGTTTTTTATAAATCATATATATATTATCCTTTATTAACAGTTACAAACACAATTATATTTAGTACAATTATTAATTTCAGTTGTACTACGAGCTCTTATCATACTAGATGTGGTACTATCTACAAAAGTTTCAGTACCTGATTGATACACAAATGAGTTACATTGAAAATCACAATTACCAGTAATTCCTGTTGTCCAAGTATAAGAGTAACCATTGGTTGTTGCAGTTGCAGGGTAGTGAGTATTTGTATTTGTTATACCACCTGTAATACTAGAACCTTGAGTTAATCCACCGGCTGGTGTAGCCCATGTATTATTGCCAGCAAGGAATGTAGATGCAGAAGGTGAGCCAGTAGCTGATAAGTTAGAGATACCTACTTTAGTATAAGCTAATGTTGTACCATTAGAACCTAGTAATTGATCTGCTGTACCAACAGTTGTTAAACCAGTACCACCACGTGTTGTAGGAAGAGCTGTAGTAAAACCAGTAACATCATAATCCCAAGAAGCAGCAGTTGTACCAGAAGTTAATATACAAGTACAAACAACAGTTGTATTAGCTGTAGCAGTTCCTACTAAGTTAGCACCAGATGAATTAATAGTTAAAGAACCAGTACTATTATTATGGATTGTAAATTGTTGGCCTAGTACCATTGTAGATGCTATAGGTAAGACTACAGTTTGTGTTGTTACTCCTGTAAAAAACTGAATTGATGTGTCAGTTGCAAGGAGTGTTGTTGTACCTGCTGCAGTAGCCGTAGTTGTATACCCTAATGTAGCTATAGTAGCATCACGTAATGTTATAGCACCTGTACCACCTTGTGCAATAGTTAATGGTGTAGTTAAACCAGTAATAGATGTAATATCACTATTAGCACCAGACTTAGCAGCAGACATAGCAGAACGAGTACCCGTTGCATCAGTAAATACTGGAGCTGTAGTAAATGTTTGAGCTTGTGCAAAAGTATTAGTAGAGTCTAGTTGAGGGAAGTTCTCTAGAGAAGCATCAACAAGTCTAAGTTCTACTTTATCACCAGTTATATATGCAGAAGCTGTTGTATTGTCCTGACCTCGTACAATAGTAAACGTGTCCCCAGCTCTAGCAGTTACTTTAACAATCTCAATGATTGTTGCAGCAACATTACTTAAAGTAGTATAAAAGTATTGTGATCCTGCTAATGTTGGGAATAAAGCCCCTGTACCTGATGATACTGTTAATGTTGTATCTACTGCTGAAATGCCAGAGGCTAGCGTAGTTGATGCATTATTTGTAAATAAATTTAATCCTGCCATAATATTATCCTAGTTTAATGTTGTAGTATTAATTGGGTTCCCATTAATTTGGGATGGTGTTGATGGATTGAGTAATATAGCACTCAATGTTGCTGTTACTGGGCTCGTTATATAAAAGTTGTATGGTGCTGCTGTAAAAACTGTAAGTATAGTTGCTGTACTTGTTGAAAAGAGTTGACTTAAGAAACCTAGTGTTACTGCTATAAAGCTATCTGATGGTTCTGTTCTTAACCAAGGAGCTATTTGGGTATCTAGAACTCCTCTTACAAAGTCTTGTGGTTGTCGGATTTCCCAATCCTCTTGACAACACATTAGGCCATCCCAACGTTTAGTTAGAGCACTAGCTTTATACTTACGACCACACACATCACACATGGCAATCCAGTTGCCTTTATCATATCTAGGTATATAACTCAACTGAGTCTCCTAGACACTAAGTGGAGCAAGAATCTGTAAATCAGCTAAAAGAACTAAAGTATTAGCAGAGGACGTAACTGCCGTCATTTGAATACGATAGATTACTCCATCTACACCACCATAAACTCTTTGAGCTACTTGTTGACCACTAACTACAGGACTACCAAGAAGTATAGAAGTAGGGGATGCATCTGTACCAGAAACTACTAAAACAGTGCTAGTAGCACTTGTAATAGTTTCTCCTGTACCCATAGCTGGGGAAAAATCAAAAGTAAACTGTTCATTTTCAGTAATTACTTTATATGAAAAAGCCGTAGGCATACCCTAAATCCTTAAGAATAAAAGACTTTTCTAATTTTAGAAGCGGCATATATTAATCTATTTAAAGGGAATTTTACAAAAGATATAGCACTTCTAATCATTGTAGCTGTAGAAGTAACTACTACTGTAAGAATCTTTCTTGCACCCTTAACTAATATAATACCACAATTTACCAGAATTGTCAATGGTTTTTGAATAGATTTTACTATAGTAGATACAGAAACAGATATATAAGTTAAAGTTCTATAGTAAAGTCTTTGAGCTAATAAAGTAACACTACTTGTAACTGAGGCTGTAATTAATTTAAACAAGATTAAACCTCTTGTCATAGTAGCTGTAGCTGTACTTAAAACAAGATCTATTAGTTTATTTATTGCTTTAGTAATAGTAACAGTAGAATTAACAGTAACTAAAAATAATGTAATATTGGCTCTTTGTATTGAATTTAAAACTGTTGATGTAGCAGTAATATTTCTAAAAAAGGCAAAGTTATTAAAGAGAGTTGCGTTACTTGAAACTGCACCCGTAGCTTGAGCATTTATAGTACTTGTATTTAAAGCATTACCATCAAGAGCACCTGTACCTACAAAGAACCTAGATGCAACTACTAAGAGTTGAGATAGTCCTTTATAAACACTAGCAGTAGTTGATGCAATAACACTTAAAAGTAAAGTTACAATACCTTGATAAACAATGCTAGGACTAACGGTAGCATTGACTGTTAACAGCTGAGTGTTAAAAACACTAGCAGTACCATTAACAGCCGCTACGTTAATTGCCGATTGATTAATAGCCATAGTATTGGCTCCTAATCAGGTTAACTAAATTGTACTTTAATTGTAAACTGAATACTATCGCCAGAAGTTAAGCTAATAGTAGAGAAGTCACCTTTAACAAACAAATTACCAACTGTAATAGCATCAAACAAACCAGCATTAGTGATTGATAATGAACCACCTGCAGTTTGTGTACCTACAACTTGATATGTATCACTTGTTGTAGTTGTTGTTTGTTGTGTTGATGTACCTAAAACTCTAGTACCAACTTCTGTAAATAATGTTGTATCAGTAGCAGCAGTAGTACCTGCTCCTGTACCCCAAGCAACATAACTAGGTTCTGTTCCTGAGCCTTTGATACGATTTGTAACTACAGCCTTACCTGTGTTTACTAATAGTGTAGCCATTTTTTAATTCTCCATATAATACGTTTAAGTGGGTTCTTGTGCCAATATTGAATTGTTCCAAGGTTTTCAATAGTTCCATCTGCTCTTGTAATAATAGCAGAGATCTCCATTTGTTTTACTTTAGAGGTAGAAGGAATCATATTAACTCCATTGTTTAATACATTCAATTAATAAGCTGAATGATACTGAGCCTGAAGAATAACCATCGGTATCATATAAAACTTTACCAGTCACNCCTGCACCAGCATTATTTTGTAAGAAACCAATCTGTTCTCCCATTACTTTTCCTCTGCCTACAAACCTCCAGATAGGTACATCTGTTGTAGCATCCCAATAAAGGTTGACAGCTAAGCCATCTTCTACAGTGTAAGTTACTTTTTTAATTGCTACCTTAGTAGGTTGTTGTGAGTTTAACCCTGAAGCATTAACCGCAGCAACAAGTGCTGGGTCAATTAAGGTTGCTAAACTTACGTTACTTGTATCTAGGATACCAACTAATTTAACAACTAGATTACGCTCACTATCAACTAGTGTTTGAATCTGTACTGAATTAGCCATATTGGCCTCCTATTATCGTGTAACTTCTACAGAAGCAGAAATATAATCAACTGTTAATGTATCAGTAGCTGTCGGTGTAATTTGCATTACTGGACCTAAATTGACACTAGGTATGTTTGTACCAATAACAGGAGCTTCAACACGAGCAACAACAACATTATTATTGTACACGTATATATCTACACCATCAAAATAGTAACCTAGTTCAAGGAATGTATCATCAACTGCAGTAGCAACACCTGTTACTAATGTAGTAGCTGTTGATGCTACTGTTGATACTAAGTTAACTGAAGTTGAAGATGCTGCTTTAGCAAACCATAAACCATTAGTTGTTGCTGAACCATTTCTTAAACCTACATAAAAAGCTTTAGTACCTGATACTGCTGAAGCTTTAATTCTTGTTGAGAACCATACTTGATTACCTGCAACAAAAGCAACATTAGATGCTGTTTTATAAGCAGCTGTAGCTGTAGCAGCAGCACCTGGGGTAATTAAACCTAAACCACCATTACCATCTGTTAAAGCAAATGTAGATGAGGTACCAGTAACTGTATACTCTGCAACTGACTCTGTAAAGTCATTTGCATACTGAGCAACACCTTTTGAACGTGAACCACTTGTAGTAAATGGACTTGGTAACGGATAGTTACCCATTAAATACTGTGCATCATTTGTAGACACACCATTTGACAATCTTGTTGGATTTGACATAAAAATCTCCTTTGACGTTGTATGTTATAACAACGCTTATCTCTAAGCGTCATCAGAGAACACTAAATTATTTACCCTTTTTGACAGGTGGGCGTTTACCTTTTTTTTCTTCTATTGGATATGACATATTTACTCCTAAAATAAAGACTAGAGGGAACTTTAACTCGCCCCCTCTACCTTTAATTAAGTCCTAATTAAGGACCGTTAACACCGAAGATTGCTCTTGGGTCTGTCCAGCCAAATGAGTATCTTTCGTAACCCTTAGCCTTAGCATTCATTGTATCAAAATCATTGTCTTGATCAAATTGAATACCAACACGTGAGTAGTACTTGAGACCGTTTTGGATGTTAGTTCTAACAAACCATGCGTTAGGTGATGTTAAATAGTGATTCATTACAATACCTTCTGGTAAAGCATTTGTCGCTACTAAAACGTTCACTGCATTGTTTGCTGTTGTTGGTGTGTACGCTGACTTAAGAATACGATTAGCATTCCAGAAGTTTTGACGAGCAACAATTAAGCTTCTTGGCATAACATTGATCAAAAGACCACGGTCATTTTGGAAACCCATAATTGCTGTTAGCGCATCTTCTAAAGACGCTTCAGAAAGATCTGCATCTACTGAAGGTTTATTAGCAAATGTACCACCAGATGTGTTAGGATGTGCTGTATTAGCTAAAGACACACCATCACCACCTAAGTATGTAGAGTTAAATGCACGATTGTAGATGTTAGCGCCAACGTTTTCTTTCGTTTGACGGAAAGACATTGCTAATGCTGCAGCTCTACGACGTGATACTTGTTCATACAAGTTGTCATCTAACTCTTCTTTTGTTACGATATAACCAAGTGCGTAAGCAACGTGAGTGTATCGTGTTGTGAAACCTTGAAGTTCTGAATCGTATGCAACACCAGAACCTTCGGATTTAACTGGAGCTAAACCAAAACCTGTAAGTTGAACATCTTCTTCATAGTTCATTGAGGATGTGTCACTGTCAAACAATTCAGAATATTCTTCTTTATGTTCGTCGTAGACTTGACCCCAGAATGCTTTAATCCCAGGCCAGAGGGCCTTCGGATGTGAAGCGGTTGTTATAATACCAGCCATGTTATATTCTCCTTATTAAGCCGTGCCAACTGGGTTGAGGAATTGATGCTTGTTCCATTTTACCAAAGCTTGAGCATAGGCACCAGGTTCATTATTAACTGCTTGAACTAGACCAATGATTTGTAATGGTAAAGCTAATGAGCCAGAAGACGCAATAGCTAAGAATGAAGCAGCATTCAATACTGTGCTTGATTGTGGAGCAGACATAGCAAGAGATGTTTGGTTAGCTGTAATAGTTAAACCAGCATTCTTAAATACATCAGCAACAGCCACACCAGTAGCATTACCTGTTACTTGCATAATAATTGATGGATCATCCACTACAAATGCATAGCGAAGACCAGAATTAAGTGGTAAGTAAATTGTATTTAAAGCCAAAGTAGTACCTACAAGAGATACACCTGCATCTGCTACGCGGAAACCAACAATAACACCAACAGGTGTATCAGTAGTAAGCGCTTTTGAAACAAAAGGTACACCATTTGCATCGCTTGAACCAGCAACTTTAACAATGTCGCCAATAGCGTAAGTGTTAGAAGCGTCGTTAGCGATAGCGTAAAGGCGACCCTGTTCGTTAAACGGAGCACCAGTAATTGTACCTACTGGGCTAAGTCCACGAGGGGTATTTGCGTTAGCCATTTTTATTTCCTTTTAGAAATTAAGTTTATGTTTTGTAGTTAATGCCACCCTTAGGAGTATAAAAACCATCAGAACTTGTACCGTCCTTAACGTTTACACCACCACGGATTGCAGCATCTACTCGATCATTTCGTTTTTGTAACTCTGCTTGATCTTCATCAAACCAATCTTGTTTAATCTTCAACAAGTAGCCATAAAGACCATCGCCTTTCTCACTTGTACCAACGAGGTATCTTACCTTATCTCCTAGGTCTGTATTACCAGACGTTACACTATCTTTAACACCGCCCACTTCATCAGGACTGACAAACTCCCATCCTCCATCAAGTGCGGTCTGGACTCTACCTGGTTCATCATTAAAGATGTGTAGGTGGTATCCAGGGATTTGATGATTTACAGTTAACTTAACTTGGGTACCATTAAATAAGTTCCTTTGACGTTCACGTGAAGGACGCTCTGTGGTAGTTCTAGTAAGTGCCTGTTCTTTTTTCTCTTCAATTGTTAATGCTTTAGCCATAATTTTTCTCCTTAAGTCCAGTCGTAACTGTCAATGTATTCTTGTTTAGATTTGATCCATCCTTGTTTAATGAATCGATCACACGCTTGTTTTGCATCATCAGGTAAATTGTCATAAGATTTTTTACCAGAAGATCCTGATCCTCGAACACTACCTGAGGAATCTACTGCACTACCCTTAGCCTTATTACCTAAGAACTTATTGGGCATGTACTCTCGAATCTTATCATCAAGCTTTTCTAAAAAAGCACGACTAGCAAGGTGAGGAAATTGTTTTCTTACAGAAGATCCTAAAGTGTTAGCTAGTTCAGTCATTTCAATATCATTACCAAACCAATTGTTTTTATTTAACCAACTTTGTAATTCTGGATCATCTGGAATACTTACTTGAGCAGGTTGTTCTGGCTCTGGTTTAGCTTTACTAGCTTCCTTAGCCTCACGCTGTGCTTCCTTTAGTGAATCAAGTTGATCGTCAATATCAACAACTAGATCACCGTTTCCTTCTGCAATAGCTTCACGTTTTTGTGACTTTAACTGAGCAATTTGTACATCATACTCAGCAGTCTTACGTTCAAATGATTCCTTTTGGAACTTTTTAAACTCCTCAACGGATGCTTTTATGCTATCAATTTCTTTGGCTTTTTCATCCAGTTTCTTCATAAGTAATTCATTGTTCTTACGGAGAATAGGATTAATTTCCTTACCTCGTTTTACAAATACGTCTGCATCAACCCAGTCATCTTCAGAACCTCTAAACTCTTCTTTAGGAACCCAACCAAATATACGGGCTTCTTTTTGAGTTTGTTCATTAACTGCCTGTGCCTCTTGATCTGTACTTGTTTCTTGTTTCTGTTCTTCCTGATTTTCTTCTGACATGTTTTCTCCTAGTCGACTAATGCTACAACATCTAAATCATTAATGATACGATACTCTTTGTCATCGGCACCCTGATAGATTAAACCAGAATACTTACCAAAGATTACATGATCACCTTCGTTTGCCCAGGGGCTTGGTTGGTCTAACCATGCAGTATTGCCTAGTTCGACAATAGTACCTTTTAGTTGTGCTAGTCTTTCCCTATCTCTATTTTCACCAACTGACAAAATAATACCGCTTTGTGTTACTTCTTCCACTGGATCTGGGAGTATTAAAACTCTATGACCCTTTGGATGAATTCCACTAGTATTTTGCATCTTCTCTTGCTCCCTCTGTTAAATCCTCATATGTAATATTAAGGATATTTAAAACTGCATTACATCTACCTTTTACTTCTTCCTCATTATCCACGTTACCGCGAACAATCATTTCTTTGAGATATTCCCTATCATTGTGTAGGGACTTCTTCAGTGCCTTGGTTACTGGATGTTCCACCCAATCCAAGAACTCCTGCTGCGTTATTATCATACTCTACTGCTCCCTCGGTTGCTTTCATTAACATATCTATAGATCTTAAGACACCATCTTGGTGAGCTTTAGCAGCACCTAATTGAGTTTGTAACATAGCAATGTTATGACCTGCTGTAACACCACCAGCTTCCTCAAATGCTTTAGCTGCTTCTGCTTCCATTTTGATAATCTTAGCTTCATTAAGCTTAGCTTCGTTTTGTAATTTAGCGATGCCAAGTTTAAATTTAGTTTCAAGAGAAAGCTTACGTTCTTGAGCTTTAATTTGCTCAACTTGAACTTTAACATCTGGACCTGCAGGTGGTAATGCATTTGGACCTGAAGGATCTGGTAAGATTTCCTCAATGTTTGGTACTTTAAGTGCTTCTAAATATCTACGCATTACTTTGTAAACATTAAATCCTGGTACAGCTAATGCTGTTTGTTTTAATGCTTCTGCTTGCATTAGACGTTGTGTATCAGAGATAACTTGTACATCTGCTGCAGGACGTAAGTCAACTGATGAGTCTTTATAGTCTGAAGCTAGTACAACATTACCAGCAAACTTGTATTCATCTGATAAATATAGTTGGTTTAAACGATATACTTTACGAAGTTCTGAGTTTAAAGCTCTATAGATACGTTTAAATATTCCTGAGAATACTTTCATACCCTGGTCTACCATTGTTTGGCTTGTAGCTGCAGGTGTATTTTGACCTACATTTTCACCAACCATAATGTCTGTAGATCCAACAATACGCTCACCATAATTAACTAATGTTGTTAATAGTGTGTATAATACTTGGCTAGGTTCACGAACAGGTAATGGATAAATACCTTTAGCTAGGTCTTCTCCAGTAGAATCCACATGCTTCCACTCAAGAGGAGCAAAATTGTAATTGCCTCCACGGACTTTAATTCCCCGTGAAAGAAATCCTCCCGCTGTATTAGCCATAGTACCTGTATCGATAAGCTGATTAATAATAGTATTAATAGACTCATTTAAAGGTCCTAATAAAATACCAAATCCGATGTCATAATAACCACCATCTGGAGAAGGAATGAAAGAATACTTAGTAAAGTAACTTTCAGGTTTAATATTAATAACTTCATCTTTAATATTACGTTTAATAGATGATTCAAAATAGTTAGCTACAACTCGAACTACTTTTTTAGTAGGTCTGTGTACTGTAATAATGTATGGCTCTTTATAACCATCACCATCTAAATCTTCCCAACGATGTTGCTCAAGAAACTCGTAAGGAGTACTTGTATCTGTATTAGAATCTTCTACACCTTGTTGTTTATTTTGAGCAACACTTAAATTATCTTGTGGTTGTAAGATAGGACGACCTAACTTAACATCTAACCATAGACCTCTACGTTGTCTACTAATAACATCATTTGTAGATAAATATAAAACGTGTGTTTGACGATCACAGTCATGTAAATTCTTTGTCCAATATGAAACAACAAAGTCTTTAGCTAATACGTTTTCTGATTTAGGATGATCTTCATTAAAATCCCAATATGTTTTCTTAAATGCACAACCCACAATAGGTACTGTAATAAGCACCTTATCCATTTCAGATTCCCAAGACTCATCTTCTTTTAGTAACTGGTAACTCATGTGTCTTTGAACACGTTTATTACGAGCTTGGTTTTCATCTTGACTAAAAGGATCTGTACTTGTTTCTATGTCATGATCAATCTTAACAAGTTCACCAGAAGGTACTAAAGCAGGGTAGGCACGACTATGGAACTGTAATGCTGCTATTGTAATTAATGGAAACTTAACGTTAGATGCACCTGACCATGGAAATGATTTAGCTTCTGCTACTTGAAGAGCTAATTTCATAGCTTCTTCTACGCGTTGCTCCCATACACTACGAGATTCTTTATCAGTATCAAATTCAGATACAACTCTAGATCCTAATGTATTTAAAGCTTTTTCGTCTAACATCTCTGCAATGTTTGGCGAAGCAACTAATTTATTTATGTCAAGGTTTACATCTAATTCCATATTTAATATCCTGTTATAGCAGATCTACCATCTTGTTGTTGAGATAATGATTTTAAGTATTCATACTCTTCTTCCTCTGCGGGAGATTCAGCATCATGTACTTGGTCTACAATTAAACCTAACCAACTTAAAGCATCCACTTGGTCATCATGTCTAGCTTTAGGAAAACGAACCATTTCCTCTTCTAAATCTGGATACCAAGAACTACTCTTATCAAACTTAACACCACCTGCTTTAAATCTAGCTTGGAAAGATCGGGCTCTAGTTTGTTTATCTTTTGTAGGAGTCATTGGGTGAAGACTCATATATTCTTGTCTAACAATTTGTTCCCGTCTTAAGATAGGACCTAATGCTTTCTCAATAGCTCCCTTTTCAGTTACAAAGTATTGAGGATCAAACTTCTTTTGTACTGCAAACATCTCTTCAACAATCTCTAAGGAATCCCATCTTCCTCGTCGAATGTCTACTATGTTCATTATGCCATCTGAATCAATACCACCAACAGCAATGACAGTGTAATCGCTACGTTCTCTAGTAGAAATGGCGAAATCAACAGCAGCATAGTAAGTAAGTCTTTTTTCTTTATGTCTAATAGCATCTAATGTATACTTAGGAATTTCAATAAATTCGGTACGTTTAAAATAAGCAGTAGACTCGTCAACAGGATAGTTAAGAAACTCTTGTGCATATACTTCTGGAATACCTTGTTTAGTGTAATCATCTTTTTTATCTATAAAGAACTGTGCTGTATATCTATCAGGCCAAAGAATATCTTTATAATCTTCTGAGTGAGCTCTATATCGTACAGACTTCCACTCTACTTTCTTACGAGTACTATAAGTCTTTAAAGACTCAACCTTAATATGATCGCCATCATAATCGGGAGGCATAACACGATTGAGTAGGGAATCGAGATGTAACACAGTTCCCACAACACGTACAATACCATGCTGAGACCTACAAGGAAGAAGTGCAGCATAAAACCACCTTCTAAACTTCTCTCTACGGTCTTTTGATTGTACTTGTTCATCGCCTTCCAAATCATCACATACAATTAAATCAGGTCTACGTTGATCCCACTTAAGTCCCCGAACTCGTTGTTCTGCACCACGTACTAGAACACGAAACTGATCACCATCTTCAAACTCTACAATAATATCTGTTTGAGATTCTTTAATAAAAGATTTAATTCCAAAAAGAGTAATTAGATCTTCATTGTTTTTTAACTCATTAGTAAGATCACCTAAGAAGTTAATAGCCTGATTCTCAGTATCAGATACAATTAGTACAAATTTTCTATCCCTAAATAAAAGAGCAGCGAGTAAGTAAGCATGAGTAATTGCAGTTGACTTCCCGTGGGCTCGGGGTGCTGCAATTGCTACTAAAGGGTTTTCGCTGCAACAAAGATCCCACCACTCTAAATGACACTGCGGAGTAGGGGTTGAACCATCGTACCTCTTTGCTAAAATCGAACCTGCAAACCCATGTATTAGGTCAGGTGTTAATTTCATTTATGTNTTTTTTGTTTCTCACCAGGTTTATGTCCNTTGTCAGCACGATTAGCTGATACTGAACGTGTTCGTGTATTACTTAGAGCTTTAGATCCACCAGAACGTAAAGGTTTCTTATGATCTACATCAGTAGGGCCTGCACCTTTAGCTCTAGAAGCTTTGTTACGTGCAGCTCTTTCTTTCTTAGCTTTAGTAGAGTCAGCAAATAAATCATACTCTTGCTTATAGTTACGTTTATAATTTGGTGAACTAGGCATTATCGTTTACCTTTTGACATTTCTGTATAGTATTTATTATATTGGTTTGTATAGTAATCCATTACAGGTTTATTCTTTTTGTGTGTATAGATATTATTACCTATTTCAGCTTCTTGTCTATTTCTAGCTTCAGCTGCATCACCTTTACCTACAAACTTTTTAGTAAGTTCTAAACCTTTTGCTCCAGGATTCTCAAACTTTTTATTGTAAAGAGCTAGTGGAACATGTAACGCTTTTGTTTCATATGTATCTAACTCATGTGCTCTATACACATCAGCTTTTGATATAATACGACCTTGTTGGTCTCTAATTAATTCTTGATTAGTAGCTCTTTGTAAACCAAGCTTTTCTACTTTATCACTAATATCATTATAAGATTCAGCTCTAGATATCCAACTAGAATTAGCTAAAATTTTAGAATCTAGTTTTTCTCTTTGTGATTCAAGTTCTTTTCGTTTAAGTACAAGATCTCCAAATAAAGGCATATTCTTTAATCTATAAGCTTTATCTATTTGAGATTCTAGTTTAAGTTCTTGAGATCTTAATTTATTAGACTCAGAGATAGTTCCTTCTANTTCTTTAGGAGGNGGTGTTTTATAATCAACAAGAACACCATTGTTTCCATAATCTTTGTATCTACTCTCTCTAGTAGCAAGAGGTAACATTTGATTAAGTGTNTNNTCATCTAATAAACCAATGCTTTTAGCTTTAGCTTGTGCATAGGCTAGACCACCTAGATACTCTTCAGGTACCTTTTGACCTGCCCAAGGGGTACCTTTATTTAATTTAGTAGGCTCTAATGAATGAACAGTAGGAAATACATCTAAAGTTCTTTCACCTGGTTCTGGTAAGTCTGCTACAGGCTTTCCATTAACCATCCTATAGTTATAAGGGTTAGGTGCATTAGGATTTACCGCTGGTGGGTTAGTACCTG